GACCACGGCGACAAGATGGAAGTGCTCATCGGCGCGATCCAGGGCCTGTCGAAGATCCGGTTCGCGGTCGACCGCGGCGACGAGGTGCAGTTCACCGACCACGGCGTGACCGTGCTCGACACCGTCGTTCCGATCATCGCCCCGCGCGGCTGATGACCCAGGGCCGGGGCAACCCGGCCTCTCTCCCTTCACCTTTCCAAGGAGCCACACATGGCCAACATCAAACTCAAGGGCCTGGGCATCAACCAGTTCGGCGGCATGGCCGCCTACGGCAACGTGACCACGCTGCGCTCGCGCCTCGACACTGGCGCCAATGGCGCGCCGCTGCGCGCCAACTCCGAACTCGCGCTCGCGATCAGCGACAAGGTCTACCTGCAGGTGCTGCCCGCGGGCTTTCGCCTCGAGGACCTGCAGGTGATCGTGTCCACCGCCATGACCGCGGCGGTGACGGGCTCGATCGGCTTCGAGTACGTCGACGGCGTCGACAGCGCGGAGGTGCCGCAGGACCTCGCGTACTTCGGCGCGGGCATCGTGCTCAGCGCAGCGGCGCGTCTGCGCACGGCCTCGGCGAAGGCGCCCGTGACTCTCGCCAAGGAGGCCTTCCTGGTGCTGACGCTCGCGGGTGCGGCCAACGCCAAGGCCAGCCGCATCGACTTCATCGTTCACGGCGAGCGTCTCGGCGCGAAGTGACGCGAGCGGGGGGAGGGCTTGGCGCCTTCCCCTTTTTCATCCCACTGAAGGATTCCCCATGGCCTCCAAAACCGCCGGCGTGTCCGTGAAGTACATCGGGCGCGAAGACCCGTTCTATGACCGCCTCTACGGCTCCAACCTTTCCTTCAAGCCGGAGCAGGTGCGCCCCATCAACGACCTCGACCTGGTCGCGAAGTTTCTCCGCCACAGCGACTGCTTCGAGCGCGTGGTCATCGCACCGGCCACGCCGGCGCCTGTCGTGGTGCCGACACCTGCCGCGCCCGACGCGCAAGGCGGCGAGAGCGCCGCGGGTGCTGGCGACGCTGGCGAGGGCTCGGACGACGGCACCGCCGAAGGCGCTGCACCGGACGGTGCGGGCGGCCAGGCTGATGGCGCGCCCGCTGGCGACACCCAGCCCGCGGACGATGGCACGCACGAGCCCGAGGATGACACCGACGCCGTGCTCGCCGAAGCCAAGAAGGCCGAGGAGGCACGCAAGCTGGCCGACCAGACGCGCCTCGACCTTGTGCAGACCCTCGACTCGATGGACAAGGACCAGCTGCAGGACTGGGGATTCGACAAGTTCCAGCAGAAGGTGCCGAAGACCCTCACGCCCGAGAACATGCGCGCGCGTCTCGTCGAGATGATCGACCAGTACGGGGTGCCATGAACCTCGGCGACCTGATCGCGGCTTTCCGTGTCGATGCAGCTGATCGCGCCGACCCGCCTCTCTTCGCAGACGAGGACGTGATCGTGTGGCTGAACGAGGCCGAGCAGGAGGCCGCCGTACGCGGCCGTCTGCTGCACGAAAGCGCGGATCCGGACTTCTGCACGATCGCCGTGCAGGCCGGCGTGGCGGTCTACAACCTCCATTCGGGCCTCTACGAACTCGACTGGATCGTTTTCGAGCCGGCAGACGGCAGCGACCACCAGCAGGTGACGCTGAAGTCCGCAGGTGAGCTGGACCGGTCGATGCGAGATTGGCGCACCCGGCCCGGCCGGGTCGAGCACGCCGTGCAGGACGACAAGACACTGCGCCTGGCGCGCAAGCCCGCCGTAGCTGGCGTGCTGCGGCTCGAGGGCTACCGCCTGCCGCTCATCGCGATGGAAGACGACTCGGACGAGCCCGAGATCAACCGGGTGCACCATCGGCATCTGGTGAACTGGGCGCTGTTCCGCGCGTTCAGCGTGCCCGATGCCGATACCTTCGACCCGGTGCGCGCAGGCCGCGCCGAGGTGGCGTTCGCCAGCTACTTCGGCTTGCCCACGGACAGCGACCTGCGCCGCTCGACGCGGCACGACGAGGACCACCAGACGGTGGTGTACCGGTGACCACGCCGCGCGCCATGCAGCCGAAGGCGCGCCCGCGGCGCGTCGGCCCCTTCCTGGGTCTGAACAACCGGCTCGAGCAGACCCGCATGCTGGTCGAAGCCGGGGCGTTCCTGAAGGTGGCGCGCAACGTCGAGCTCACGGCCGACGGCTTCCTGCGATCGCGCGATGGGTTCAAGCAGGCCGCGCCCGGCCAGTTCCGCTCGGCCTGGTCCGACGCTCGGGATGCCTACGCAGTCAAGGACGGCGACCTGGTGCACCTCGGCCCGCGTCTCGCGCAGACGGTCGTAGTGCCCGGCGTCGGTGATGCCCGCGTCAGCTACGAGCGCGCGCCCGACGGAATGGTCTACTGGACCAACGGGGAGCGCATCGGCCGCCTGCTGGGCGCCACGGCGCGCGAGATCGTCACGCCCGCTCCGAATCCCGTTCCGGTGGCGATCGCGACAACCGGCGCGCTGCCAGCCGGCCGCTACCAGGTGTGCTTCACGGCCGTGGGGGCGGATGGCGAGTCCCCCAGCACCGAACCGCAGCAGATTGTCTTGCCCGCCGGCGGCGGCATCACGTTCGCCGGCATGACCGGCAGCACGCGCGTCTATGCGACCGGGCCCGACGGCGAGGTCTTCAACGAGGCCCCGCCGAGCGACTTCCTCACGCTGGACAACTTCGGCGCGCCGTGCTCGACCTTCATGCTCCAGGCCATGCCGCCTGGTCGCGCGATCGCGTGGCACAAGGGCTCGCTGCTGGTCGCGCGCGGGCCGTACCTGTTTCTCAGCGAGCCATACCGGCCCGGCGTGCTCAACGCCAGTCGCGGCTTCCTGTCGTTCCCCGCCGAGATCTCGGTCGTGCAGCCCCTCGACGACGGGCTCTACGTCTGCGCGGACCGCACCTACTGGATTCCCGGCGATCCGTTGGACACGGTGCCAACCGTGGTCCTTCCGTTTGGCGCGCTGCGCGGCTCGAGCACGGTCGACGGCCGCGACGGCAATGGCGGGCTCGCCGCGTATTGGCAGAGCCCACTGGGCGTTGTTGTGGCGCGCCCGGGCGGCGTCGTGGCGGTTCCGCAAGACGCCGTCCTCACCTTCACCGGTGCGCGCTCCGGCGCCACCCTCGTGCGCGAGCAGGACGGCGAGAAGCACGTCCTGGCGGCGCGCTTTGACGTTGAGCCAACCTGAAAGGACATGGCCATGAGCCTCCATTTCCCGGCCGAGGGCCGCAACTATCTCCTGAACGTTGGCGTGCACGGTGGTGCCCAGGTCACCACCTGGTACATCGCGCTCTTCGAGGGCGACTACACGCCCCAGGAGGACGACGCCGCGGCAAACATCGGCGCGCGCGCCACCGAGATCACTGCCTACTCGCAGACCACGCGGCCCGAGTTTGTCGAGTCGGCCGCAGTCGGAGGAGCCACGGACAACGAGGCCAGCGTGGCGCAGTTCACCCTGACCGCTCCGAAGACGGTTCGAGCCTTCGGGCTGCTGTCGGCGGCAGGCAAGGGCGCCGCCACCGGCACGTTGCTCGCATTTCAGCGGCTGTCGTCCCCGCGCTCCTATGACGTCGGCGACGTCATCAAGGTGCCGACCAGCCTGACCCTCTCCAACCCTGTGACCTGAAGGAGCAACCGACATGGCTGCCAAGTACTCGACCGGTTTCCGCAATGCCTGGCTGGGCACCGGAGACTTCAAAACCATCATGGCCGGCATGGTCCTCAAGGCCTATACGGCCCCCGAGCCGGCTTCTGCCGACGACGCCAAGTTGGGCACGCTGCTGTGCACCTACAGCACGGGCGGGACCGGCGCCGGCCTGGCGCTGGGCGCGCCGGCATCCGGCTCGTTGTCCAAGGTCAGCGGGGATGCCTGGAGCGGCATTGCGGTGGCCAGCGGGACGCCGGCGTACTTCCGGTGGGAGCTGCCGGGTGACGACGGCAGCGCCAGCACCACGGCGGTCCGAATCCAGGGCAAGGTGGGCCTGCTGTCCGACGTCACGGCGCAGCTCGGCCTGTCCTCGCTCGCCATCGTGAACGGCGCGCCGCAGAACCTGGATGCCGCGAGCCTGACCGTTCCGGCAACGGTCTAAGCGCTCCACGGCTCGACGGACGCGATAGTCCATGGACGAATTCTTCGACGGTTTCGACTCGATGATCGGCAGCGGCCCGCTCAACGGCGCCGCGGTCGAGAACTCGAACGTTCCGGGCACCTGGGCCGGCGGCGCGGCCTACACGAAGACCGCAACCGGGCTCTCGGGTGCCGGTATCGCGTACATCGGCGCACAGGTGGCATGGAGCGGGGTGCCGACGTTCGTCGCGTTGCAGTGCGAGTTCAAGGCCACCGGCTCGACCGCACGCGCGCAGGTGCGTTCGTCGCTCTACCGGCCTGGAGTGGGCAACACGCTGCGCATCCTCATCGAGTGGCGCAACAACGCCCAGACCTTCTACGTGGTGACCCAGGGGGATGTCGGGCTCGACTTCCACGTCCTGGCCACGACCACTGTGTCCAGCCTCGATTTCGTGCGCGCCCGCGTAGAGGTTGTGCCGCAGTCCAGTGCATACCGGGTCCTCATCAACGACGTCCAGGTCGCATCCGGAATCGTCGATGCCGACCTCGACATCTCGCCGCAGTCGATCTTTCGAGACATCGACGCGATCAGCGATGGTGACGGTGTCGCGCAGATCCGCAACTTCCGCTACTCGGTCAACGTGGAGACGCCGCCCGTCGACACGCCTCAGTTCTGGGTATCGGCCTCCGGCGCCTACGAGGTGCCCTGATGCCGCCGCGCTTTCCCACGCGGTACCGCAACGGCTTCGATGCGCTGGCCTCGGGCACGGCGGCCTACCTGCGCGGCGCAGCCGGCGGCGACTGGCAGAAGAAGGCATCGGTGGATCAGCGCGCCACGGTCTCGCGCGACGGCATGTTCGTGAACGTCACGCGCGAGGAGGGCGGCCCGACGCGCATGTACATGGCGGGCTTCCTGAATGCGGTCAACGAGCAGCGCGTGTTCAGCTCGCCTGACTCGCTGCGCTGGATCGAAATCGGCCGGCCGGCGCTGTACTCGAGGCTGCCGACCTTTGCTCCACCGTTTCAGGCCAGTGCGCGCAGGGGCGTCGCGATCCTCCAAGACTCGGGCGGCGACTTCGGCTACCTTCCCGGCGGGGTGATCTCGCCCTATCGCCTCGACAAGTTCGGGCTGCGTTGGTGGGACACGAAGGTCGCGTGGATCGTGGCGCCGCGCGGCATCGCGCCGGCCGATGACAACTTCCTGGCGCTCGAGCAGGCGATCGCCTGGCCATCGTTCCAGCGGATCACGCACAGCACCTATCCGGGGGATGACTCCGAGGACTACATGCAGAACCCGGTGGAGGACAGCCACTCGTCGCTGAAGCTGCTGCCGGCCGGCTACTGGGACAACGGCGGCACGGCGACCTGGTACACGGGCTTCACCGCCATCGCCTACCGCCCAGACCTGCAACAGGCCCTCCACGGCTTCTACACGGTCGACGAAGCAGGGTATGGCCCGGCCAACACCATCGGCCTCCTCGACTCGGCGCCGCTGAGCAGTTTCGTCTGCACGCTGGGGCCGGGCCGGTTGCTCAAGCTCGACACCTTCTACTACCCGCAGAAGGACCAGCACGAGGACCACGAAAACCCGATCGACCCGCCGGTGCCGTGGCGCGACATGCCGCGCAAGACGCTGGCGCTGGTGTCCCACAGCACGGATGCGGGCACCACATGGGCGCAGGTCGCGGCACCGATCCTGGCAGCCGAGCTGGCGGGCATGCAGTCGACGCTCGACGACTACAGCTACTTCCTCGCGAGCCGCGGGCTGCCGGACGACACCGAGGGCGAGTTCCTGATCTCGGCCGGCACCGCGCCCGTGGAGGTGTGGAGCGCGCCGCTGACGCGCGCGCTGTCGGTGGTGGCCGTCGCCGTGCCCTACCCGACGAGCGGCGAGACGTGGCGCTGGCGCGTGAAGCTCGGCACCGTCGGAATGGACGGCGTCATGGTGGCCACGCAGACGCTGGACGAGGGCAGCGGGGCGTTCGTCGGGCGGACGCTGGTGAAGCAGCTGCTGGCGCTCGAGGGCGAGGTGCTGGTGGTGCTGCGCGACAGCACCAGCCTGTACACCACGCCGGCCAGCATTCGCAGCACCACCGATGGCGCGACGCTCTTGCCGCGCGGCGTGATGCCGGCGCCCGAGGAGCGCTGCGGGCCGATCATGGCGGCCTCGCCGAGCATGCTGCTGGTCACGGTGTACGAGGGCGCCACGGCGCGCCTGTACCGCTCGAGGGATCGGGGCGCAACCTGGCAGCCGCACGCAACCATTTCGGACGCCGTGCGACCGCAGCCCGGCGGCAGCGTGCCCGCGCACCTCACCTCGCTGGCCGTCGTCGAACGTGACGGCCGCATCCAGTCGGCGTTCCCCGCCACGCCCTGGCTGACCGATTGCAGGATCGCCCATGAGTAACAGCCTCATCAAGAGCAAGACCTTCGTGCCGTTCACCGTCGAGCGGCCCTATCGGCCGCCGCGCCCGCAGACCAACGTCTGGGAGCTGCGCACGGTGTGCGGCTACCGCTACTACGGGCCAGACCCGAACGCGGGCCGCTACGTGACCGTCACCGATCCGCTGAACGGCAAGACGACCACGACCTGGGTGCCGAACCCCGGCACGACCAGCCCGAATGGCGTCGACTACTTCGGGTACGCCTGCCGTGACGAGTTGGTGATGGTCCAGTACCCGGCCGACCCCGGGCAGCCCTATGTCCCCGGCGTGCCATCGCACTGGGACTACCTGCTGGGCTGGAACGCCGGCGCGCGATCGCGGATGTTCCTCGCTGGAGACGCCAACGCCACCTTCCAGGCGCGCGCGTCGATCGTGGGCGCGGTCGTGGGCCTGAACGGGCACGAGGACCCCATCAACTACAACGGCACCAGCACGAAGTTCGCCTTCTACCTGGCACGCGGCATGGCGCGCGTGGTGGAGCTGGGCGTCACGAAGACGGGCTCCTTCGCCTACACCGACAACACCGTCTTCAAGGTCGACCGCACGGGCGGCCAGATCACCTACTTCATCGACGACACGCTGGTCTACACGTCGGCCGTGGAGGACAGCACCGAGATTCTCTGGCTGCAGGCCTCGCTGTACTCCGGCGACGACGAGATCTTCAACCCGGTGCTGCACCAGGTGAGCCCGCTCGACGACGACACGCCCGTCACTGGCACGCTGTCGCTCACGCTGCCCGCGCCCGCTTTCGCCGCGCGAGAGCGCGCCGGCGGCGTGCTGCGCCTCGAGCTGCCGGCGCCGAAGCCTTCCATCACGAGCGGGTTGGCCGCCCCATCCTTCGCCCTCCTGAGCCTGACGCTGCCGCCGGTGTTTCTCAACCTGCGCGGGCTGGTCGGAACGCGGGGAGAGCTGAAGCTCGATTTGCCGGCGCCGGGCTTCGCGGCCTCGGATCGTCCCACCGGCCAGCTGAAGCTGCAGCTGCCCGCGCCTTGGTTCCTGGGGCGCTCCTGGCCGCAGGACACGCTCTATGTCGATGGCCTGCTGCGGCTGGGCGGCGCCGTGCGCCCGCGCGGCGTGGCCGTCTTGCCGACGCGCCCACTCGAGGGCGTGCTGGGCGGCGAGGTCGCACCCTATGCGGAAGTCACGCTCAGGACGGTATCTCTCGCGGGCATCCTGGGCGGCAGCATGGCCGCGCGCGGGGAGGTGACGCTGCGCACCGCGCCGATGGTCGGTGTGCTCCGCGGGTCGATCTCGATCCTGTCGGGCCTCAATGAGCTGTGGGTGCTGAACATGGCCGGCGGCAAGCCGGGCGGGACCACGCAGTACGAGGGGTTCGACTTCAATAGCTTCGTGCGGATCGGCGGCCGCTACTACGGTGCGCGGCACGACGGGCTCTACTTGCTCGAGGGGGAAGACGACGCCGGCCAGGCCATCGATGCCACGTTCGGGCTGGGCCAGCTGAACTTCGGCAACGCCCAGAAGAAGACCGTCGGCCACTGCTACCTCGGCGCCGCGGCCGGTGCGCTTCAGCTGACGATCGATGCGCTGCTCAACGACGTGCCGGCCAGCTTCACCTACTCGGCGCGCGGCCATGGGGAAACGATGCGCGCGATCCGCTTCGACCTCGGCAAGGGCCTCAAGAGCACCTACGTCGTGCCCACCTTCAACAACGAGGACGGCGAGCGCTTCAAGGTCGACACGCTCGAGTTCCTCGTCCATGACCTGACTCGGAAGATTTGACCATGGCAACAGCACCCATTCCCCCAGGCGGCATCGTGTCGGTGCCCGATGCGTCCGGCGGCGCCGGCGCGGCGGTCGTCACGTCGCAGATCATCAACGCGAAGTGGCAGAACGCGCTGCAGTGGTTCAACCGCGCATTCGAGTTCGGCGACGACGTGATGGCAGCGATCGGCGTCGCGCCGCAGTTGACGCCGCCGACGCTGGACAAGACCTACCTTCCGCCGGATGCGCCGCAGATCAGCTTCGACGATCCGAACGCCGCGATGGCCTACTTCGACAGCAAGAACGCCGAGCTGTCCGCACTGATCGACAGCACCTTCCAGCGCATGCTGGGCGAGACCTTCCCGGACATGGGCTACATCTCGGCGGCGCTGGCTTGGTGCAATCGTGCGGTGACGCAGGGCGGGACCGGCATCAACCCGGCGGTGGAAGCGGCGCTGTGGGAGCGCGCCCGCGCGCGGGTCGCGCAAGAAGCGGATCGGGCCGTGGCGGACATCGAGAACCGCTACGCACGGGCCGGCTGGCCGCTGCCGCCCGGCGCCATGCTGCACCAGACCGGACTGGTGCGCCAGGACAGCCGGAACAAGCTCGCCGAGCAGTCGCGCGATATCGCGGTGAAGAGCTTCGACGCGGAGCTCGAGAACGTGCGCTTCGCCGTGAAGTCGGTGATGGACCAGTACATCCAGGCCATCGCCGCGGTCGGTGACTACGTGAAGACCGTCATGCTCGGGCCGCAGATCTCGATGCAGCTGGCGACCTCGACGGCCGGGCTGAAGAACGAGGCGGCGCGCACGCTGACCGCGCTCTACTCGGCGCAGACCGCGGCGCTCGAGCCGCGCGTGCGACTAGCGATCGCCGATGCGGACATCCAGCAACAGGCCGCCACCGTGAACCTGCGCGCGCGCACGGAGACGGCGCAGATGCGCGCGCAGGGCATGCTGGCGAACCTAAAGATGCTCGGCGATTCCGCTGCGGCGTCGTTCAACGGCATCGGGGCCGGGGCATCGATTAGCGGGGGCGACTCCTCGCAGGTCTGAGCACCCCCGTAGGGTTTGCTGCGGGCTCCTTGTGCCATCACGATTTCGGCATTCAAGGAGATCCCATGGATGACCAACAAACCGCGCCGTCGGCGCCCGAGACCACGCTGGACGCGATGAAGCGTGTTCTCGCGACCCTCAACAGCTCCAAGGCTTGGGCCCTGGCCAAGGCCCAAGGCGTCGAGGACCGCATCACTGCGGTTGGCGGAGCCGCTCCCGCCGAGCTGCAGGCCGTCATCAACGACATCCGTGCAGCCGCCGCGGCCTAAAGGAGCCGACATGCCGATTCAATTTGGAACCGCGCTGCGCAACGCGCGTAGCGCCTCGATCGAGTCCACGGTGGGCACGGCGCCGAAGGTGCAGATCCGCAGTGGTGCGCAGCCGGCCAACTGTGCGGCCGCCGATAGTGGCACGCTGCTCGTCGAATTCACACTGCCGTCGGATTGGTCGACGCAGACCGGTGGCGTGCTCACCTTCAGCGGCGTGCCGCTGTCGGCCACCGCCGGCGCCGCGGGCACGGCCGCGCACTATCGAGCGAAGGACAGCGCGGGCACCACCACGCACATGCAGGGCAGCGTGACCGCGACTGGCGGCGGCGGCGACCTCACGGTGGACAACGCCGTGATCGCCAGCGGCCAGAGCGTGCAGATCACCGGCTGGACCATCACCGAAGGCAACGCATAAGCCATGGCGGCTGGCGACATCACCGCCGCCCAGACGCTTGCGGGCGTGTCGCAGACGGCTGCTGGCCTTGTCGGCGTTGCCAGAGTGCCGGGGCCGGTCGACACCTTCGCAAGTTCGAACGCGGCACTCCTTCACCTCGACGGCGCTAACGGTTCGACCACCTTCACCGACTTGGCAGGCCACACGTTCACAGGGGTGGGGTCGGCGGCGCTGTCCACGGCTCAGAAAAAGTTCGGCACCGCCAGCCTTTTCCTGAATGGCACGACGCAGTACATCCAGTCGCCGTACTCGGCCGACTGGGACATGCCGGGCGATTTCACGGCGGAGATGTGGTTCTACGCGAATTCGATCGCGAACTCTCCCGTGCTCGTTGACCGATGGAACAGCTTCGGCTGGCAGCTCTCCATCGGGTCGAATGGGCGCGCGAGTCTGCTCCTGCAGAACTCAGGCGGCACTGTCTTCGTTCTCTCGCCGGTGCCGGGGGGGCCAGTCCCCATGATCACGGTGGGGGAGTGGCACCACATCGCAGTCACGCGCAGCGGCAACACTGCTCGACTTTTCGTCGATGGTCTGCTACACGGCTCCTCGACCTTCACGGGTGCGTTGCCAGCGGTCACCACCGCGGATTTGTACATCGGTTGCCAGAACGCCTCGCTGAATTTCTTCAGCGGATACCTCGACGAGATTCGTTTCACCAAGGGCGTTGCACGCTACGTGAGCGACTTCGTCCCTTCGGAGGTCCCGTTCGGCACCCCTGACACGACGCTGGCGCAGCGGCTGAGCGGGGTCACACAGACGGCTACGGGCATCGTCACCGCTGCTGCAGACCGCTCGTTCAACGCAGCGCAAACGCTCGACAGCGTGGCCCAGGCGGCCACCGCCGTCGAGTTGACGAAGCTGACGGCCACGCAGTCGCTCGAGGATGTGTCACAGGGTGCCACGGCGGCTGCGCAGGCGAAGACCTCGGCCGCTCAGACTCTGGCCGGCGTAGCGCAGGCGGCTACGGCCGTGATCACCGGCGCGTCGGGATCGTTCTCTGGCGCGCAGACCCTCGAAGGCGCAGCGCAAGCTGCTGCGGCAGCCGCGATTGCCCGCGCGAGCGCTGGGCAGGTGCTCGACGGCGTAAGTCAGGGCGCGGCCGCCGGGGCGGGTGCGCGCGTCGCGGCCGCGCAGACGCTGGACGCAGCAGTGGGAGCGGCCACGGCCATCGTGGTCGCCAGTGCGCAGGCCGCACAGACCTTGGGCGCCGTAGCGCAGGTCGCGACCGGAACCGTGACCGACACGATCCGGCACCTTGTGGGCGCACAGCTGCTGGCCGGCGTGCTGCAGGTCGCGCGCGTGCGCCACGCCTACGCCTTCGAGCGCAATGAGCGCACGGTGCGCGTGATCGCCGAAGACCGCGGCATCCGAGCCGTGCCCGAATCCCGCCGCGTCGCGATCGTCGGCGAGCGCCGCGCCGTGGCCTTCACCGATTGAGAGACCTCCATGGCCACCCAGAAGCCCACCACCTACGTGCTCGACCGGAGCGACCTCGTGATCGAGAAGGATCCGAACGCGGTCCTCGACTACGCCTTCGACTGGGCGGCCTGGCTGACGCTCAACGGCGGCGACACCATCGCGTCCGTCGAGTTCGTCGTCGATCCCTCGCTCACGGTTGTCGACTTCGGTTTCGACGGCACCACTGCGACGGTGTGGCTCTCCGGCGGCGTGAAGCCGGTCAGCGGCCCCAACAAGTTGCGGGTCACGTGCCGCATCACCACGACCAATGCGCCAGCGCGTGTCGATGACCGCTCGATCTTCCTGCGCATCGTCGAGAGGTGAGCGAAACCTGCGCGAATCCTCGAGCGGGAATTGCTCCTCAAGATCGTGGAGCGCTAGTAGGAAAATTTGTCACAAGAGCCGATCGCCGTTACCCCCTGGTCGTTCCTCTCCAACTCATCAGCGCGCGCGCCAGCCCAAGCTTGCCGACAGTCCTCCGCATTTTGTCGATCTCTTCGTCGCTGTAGCGCTCAACCTGGTCAATCGGATCTTCCTTTTCCGGTGGCCAAGAAATGAAGTCGTAAATGACGCGAGTCGATCGTTCATCAATCGGCTGGGACGGCGTGCCCCGATCGACGAGAAAATAGACTGCCTCATTGCCAAATGAATCCGGCGAGGTTGGTCGAAAAAGCTCATAGAACTGCCGCCGCCAGTGCTCAGATTCACCTTCATACAAAGTGCGGAGTCCGGTGGATTCTTTCGCGATGAGATTCGCTGCAGCCTGCGCAGAGAGAAGCAGTCTCGCGCACGTCAGCCAAGCCAATCTTTCATTGACGGGCGTTCGACTCTCTCCATTTGCGCTGATCGTGGCAAAGGCTCGCTCGAGGCAACTGACGGCGTGATTGAAGTAGTCTTTTCCATCTCGATCTTCCTGCTGCTTCCAAGCCGCCTCGCGCTGCTGGCGGATCGTGAATAGCAGCCCAATGTAGCCTGCGAATGCGAGCAAAGGGGATAACACACCGCCGACGTAAGTGCCGAAGTCTGCCCAGTCGCTAGCCTTGGCTGAAAACGTCGGCTTCCCGACGTGTACAGCCCACAAGGCTAATGGAACCAACGTGGCAATTGCGGCCACTGCGGCCAGCCCAATCTCCAGATGCTTTGCTCTTGTCATCATCGCTTAACTGCGGGGGTAAATCGGGCGGGCAGCGTACCACCCCCTTTGGGGTTTGGCGCGACATCGACGGGTTGGAACAATCGGCGGGAGCTAATCGAGAAGGTGATCCCATGTACGGCTTTCAACCAGCCTCGGCGCGGAAGGCGCCTCACCAACCAGCCGGCGCGCGCCAGCGCACGGCCGAAGGCGGCGTGATCCGCGGACCCGGTACCGGCACGTCCGATTCCATCGAGGACACCGTGCCGGCCGGGACGTACATCATGCCGGCGGACTCCACAGCGCAGATCGGCGACCAGGCGCTGGCCGGCATGGGTGCGCGCGGCTTCACGCCGAAGTCCCAGCGCAAGGGCGTCGACGTGCGGCTCAGCAACGGCGAGTACGAGCTGCCGCCCGAGCAGGTGCATGCGGTCGGCGTGCAGGCACTGGACGCGCTGAAGAACGCGACGCACGAGCAGGTGGGCGAAGGCCTTGGCTTCGGCCCCGGCAGCGCTTCGGACGCGATGTTCTTCGCCGACGGCGGCCTCGTGAGCCGGGAGGGGAACTCGTACAGCGGCGGCAACGTCTCCGGCCGGGTCTCGATCAACGGCGGCGCGCCCGGCGGCACCATGAGCTCGATTGGCGCACCGGTCGCACCCTCCGCGCCCGCGGCGGTGCCGGGCGTGCCGGAAACGTCGGTGCGCATGCTGCCGGCCGCCTCGCCGCCCGGTGGGTTCGGCCCCACATCGGCCACGGGCGCATTTGGCCGGGCGACGCCGGCTGCCGTGGACCCGCGTAGCGGGGCCGGCCTCGGGTTCAGGCCGCGAGGCTACGCCAACGGCGGCGTGGTCGACGAGGAGGAGCGCCGCCGCTCGAACAGCTTCGGTGACGCCGCGGCAGCCGCGCGCGACTCGAGCGTCACGCAGCTCGGCGCGCCGCGCCCGGCGGCTGCCAGCACCGGCAGCAGGGATCTCGGCGCGAGCATCCCGGCACCGCTGCCGATGCTGACGCCCTCCCTGCCGCCGAGCCCGCAGGCGCAGCAGCTGGCGGGCTTCGGCGCGCCGTCGGCAGCTGGTGCCGGCCGTGGAGCGATCAATCCGCCGCCGGCGCGGCCCGCTGCTGACGCGGTGGCCGCAGCGAACGACGCCTCGCTCCGGTTCAGTGGCTACCCGCTGACCGACGAGCAGCAATCTCGCGTGGTTGCGCGCTTCGATCAGGACGCACGCGACCGTGCCGCCGGCGCCGAGGCGGCGCGCCAAGGTGTCGCACCGGTGTTCGGGATCAGCGCTCCAGCTCCGGCGCCAGTGGCTCCCGCAACGACGACGCCCACGCCCACGCTGGCGGTGCCTGCTGCGGTCGCGCCATCGGCGCCCGCAGCCGCGGCGGCAGCGCCGGCCGCAGACGCTGCGTCCGGCACCGGGTTCGGTTTCGTGTCGAGTGCGGAGCGCGTGGCGCAGATGAATCGAGACATCGCCCACGAGAAGGACAAGCAGACCTGGCGGGCGCCCAGCGATCAGGCGCCGGGTCTTGCCGTGATCGATGGCGCGGGCTTTGGGCAGGCAGCGCGCCAGCGCTTCTTCGATGACGCCGATCTGCGCACTGCCGCCGCGCGCGGCTCCTGGTCGCCGCGGCGTGGCTTCCAGTCGGACCAGGGCGCGGTGGCGGCGGCGGCCATTCCGGTGCAGAACCGCCAGCAGGCAGAGCTCGAGGCCGGGCGCCAGGCCGCCGATACGCAGCGGGCGGGTCTGGGATTCCAGAGCGCGGCCCAGCGCGAGGCGGCCGCCGCACGGCTGCAGGCCGAGCGCATCGCCGCCGAGGACCGGCGCGCGGCCGACACCAACTCGATCCGCCGCGAGGAAGTGGGCAGCGCCAACCGTCTGCGCGATACCCAGGTCGCGGCTGCAGAGGACGAGGCCGCGCTACGTCGCATCGTGCTCGACCCGAAGACCTCGGTGTCGGAGCGGGCCCGCGCGCAGCAAGGGCTGCTTGCGATGCAGGGGAAAGTCGCAGGGGGCGAGTGGAAGCCCGTGGCGCTGCAGGGCAGCACCGACGCATCGGGCAACAAGACCGAGGGCGTGCTGGCCGCGGTCAACTCGGCAACGGGTGAGGTGCGGCGGCTGGATCAGGGTCAGGGGGCGAGTGCTCCGCAGCCGCTGCCCCCGAAGGACAAGCTCGTACGAGGGCAGGTGTACCAGACCGCGCGGGGAGCGGCGCGCTGGGACGGCTCGATGTTCCAGCCGGTCTAACGCTTAGACGCGCCGGCAGCTTCCTCGTAGGTGAATGCGCGGGACGGCGATTCATTTGTTGCCGGCGCCTTCATCGCGCCTTTTTCCCAGTCGATTGGGGCTTCTGCGGCAGAGGGAGCGGCGCGCGACGTGGCTTCGCGATAGTTCATCCAGTTCCCCACGACGAGAAGCAGCAGAAGCACCCAAGCGAGCGCGATGGCGCCGCCTGGCCACGCGGCCCGCGCGCGCCGCGTGAGAAACAGGGTCAGCAGGCCGTAAATCACGGCCGTGGCGATCAGCACCGGGCCCCAGGTCGCGAGCCAGACCAGCACCTTATCGGTGTCGAAGTAGATCATCGGGTTGGCCAGTGCCGCGATCATGATGCCGACGGCGTGGCGTCCGAGGCGCAGCGCTGATGAGGGCTGCTCGGCGGTTGCTTGTTCCATTCCTCGCTCCGGGGACTTCGGATGAAACGAAATGTAGCAGGACACGACCGCACCCCTGTGGGGTTCGGCGCACGCTCGGAGCAAAGCCAGACTGGTCCCATGAACATCGAACTCGAGCCCGAGCGCCTCATCCACGCCTCGGACGGTCACTTCATCACGGAAGGCGGCGGATACGTCCTGCGCGCCTATGTCGGGGAGCCGCCGGCATGGCTGGCCGCTCCGAGCCCTGAAGCAGAAGGAGGTGGGTGATGCATCATGCTTCCTGGCACCTGATGAGGCTGCGCGCCGGGCGGACTCGCCGGTTCTCTTTGCCTCACATGGGCGTCGAGGCCGTGCGTTCGGAGCGTGACTTTGGCGCTACCGAATCCAGGGCACAGGCGGCGCTGTCCGCCGCACGCTCGCTCAAGGCAATGTGGTCTGCGAGCATGGCCGCGATTGAGGCGACACCGCTGCCCAGCATCACTGCCGATGACATCGCTCGCGCTGCTGGTTTCGGAGGTCGCCGAGAGCCGCCCGAACCGGAGGCGGCGATCCAAGGCAAGCCGAAACGCCCAACGCCCGGCTCAAGTGGCGCGGTGGCCGACCGGTTGGCTCCGAAGGCTGATGCGATGGCGAAGCTGGTCACCCATCTTGGTCTAGGTGAAGGTCCTGAATCTGCTGCCACCGGACGCGGTAGCCACTGGCTTGGCGAGCATAGCGACTCCCTGCCCATTCAGCAGGGTGGTGTTGCAGCCGGTGCATCGCCAGCCGATGCAGACCCCCTCCTCGAAACGGGACTGGAGCACCAGCTTAGCCCCGCGGTCCATGCACGACTGACAGAAGTAGCGCTCAGGCTGCGGCGGGCCTGGCTGGCCGGTCCCGCTTTGCTCTGGGGTGACATTTTCCCGGTACGCATGGAAGCCGAAACCGAGCTCGACCAACGAGTAGCGGCCCTTCTCGTTGATGGCTTCTTTCAGTTTTCGCAGCTCCTCGCAGGCCTCGAAGTACTTGTTCTGCAACTCGAACGTGGAGGCGTTGTGCGAGAGCAGAGCATCCTGGGCCTTGAGGATCTGGTCGTGCAACGTCGTTACCTTTTCGGCGACGAGATTCCAGTCCCGCAAGCCGACAAGGGCTTTCGCCAGGTCTCTGGCGATACCGAGAGACGTTGAAAGCGCGCCCAGATGCGAAGCATCCATGTCCTGATCCTTTCGTCCGCCCCTCGCGGGGTCCTGTTGTGGTGACCGGACTCTACCCCGCGAGGGGCGGACCCCTCTAGGGTTCGACTACCCCCTCCCTCGTGCAGAGGATGGGGGGATGGCTCAAGATTCCTTTTCCTACGACGACGCCAGCAAGCCGGTCGCTCGCGGTTTCTCCTACGAGGACGCGAGCAGCGAACCACCGAGGCGCACCGCGCTCGACGTCGCGAAAGACGTCGGCATCACCGCGCTGAAGGGCGCCGTGGGTCTGCCGCAGAGCGTTGTCGGCCTCGCGGATCTCGTGACTGGCGGCCAGGCAGGCAAGGCGGTCGAGGATGCAGGCGTGCGGTTCAAGGACACGCAGGCCTTCCTCGCCGATCAGTACTCCGACGCGCAGAAGGCCGCCAACCAGAAGGTGGCCGAGGCCGACGGCTTCGTGGGCACGGCCCAGGCGATGCTCGAGAACCCGAGCACGATCGCGACCAGCGTGGGCGAATCGATCCCGCAGATGCTCGGCGGCGCCGGCGTTGCGCGCGGGGTGCTGGCCACGGGCGCGCGGGTCGCGCCGGCGATCGCCGGGGCCATCGGCGAAGGCGTGCTGGGTGCTGGCTCGCAGGCAGAGCAGATCCGGCAGGAGACCCAGGACGGCCTGCTGACGCCGAAGCAGGCAGCGCTGGCAGCAGTCAGCGGCGTGACCACCGCGGCATTCGGTGCTGCTGGCGGCCGTGCCGCGCAGCGCCTCGGCATCGGCGACGCCGACACCATGCTGGCGCAAGGTGCGATCCGCGGCGCGGGCCCCGCTTCGCAGCGCTCGCTGGCGCGGCAAGTCGGCGAGGGCGTGCTGTCCGAGGGCGTCCTCGAGGAGGTGCCGCAGTCGATGGCCGAGCAGGCGCTGCAGAACCTCGCGCTCGACAAGCCCGTGGGTGAGGGCGTCGGGGCCTCCGCGGCGCAGGGCCTGCTGGCCGGCGGCGCGATGGGCGGCGGCGCGGCGCTGGTGCACGGCGTCGGCGCGCGCGGCGAGCCAGCGGCTGCGGCGCCGGCGCCCGCACCCGCTCCTGACCCACTGCAGCTCGGCTACCAGCCGGACACGCTGGTCGCGTTCCCCGACGGAACCGTCGGCCGGCAGGCCGAGGTCGATGCCTACCTCGCGCGACTGCCGGAAAACCAGCGCGCCGCCGAGCGCGCGCGCCTCATGGGGCTGTCGCCGCAGCCGTCCCCCCCGACCACCGAGACGCGAGCTGGCGCACCGGTCGCGCGCGCAGCACCGCTGCCGTCGCAGGCCATGGGCATCGACCCTGCCGCGGGGCCGCTCTCCACCGGCGCGGCGATCGCGGTGAATTCCGGCGCGCACGGCCAGCTGCTGCAGGACGCGCAGCGCCAGGCCGACGTCGCGGCGCTGGCCGAGCAGGAGCAGGCCACGGCCGCGAACCGCGCGGCGCCGCCGGTGCTCGACTACTCCGACCTCGACGAGCGCGATCGCGCGCTCTACGACGACTACTTCCGCGCGCTCGACCGTGAGACCGAGGGGCACATCGCCGCCGCGCTCGCGGACGACGTGCCCGACTTCGGCGGCCGCAACGTCACCGATGAACAATTCCTCCGCGCCCTCGGCGCGAACGATCAGGAGATTGCAGATGCCATTCAAGCTGCCCGCGGAGCCGCAGGCCCGGAAGAACGTGCTGGCGGCGCTGCTGCGCCTGCGGCAGATGTCACCGAAGGCGCGCGACCGGCTGCTGCAGCAGCTCCAGTCCAACAAGGACAAGTCGAACCAGCGCAAGCAGTAGCGGCGCCGGTCACGCCGGCCACGACCGCGCCGGCGTCGGAGGCACCGACCAGCGTGCAGGACGGCATTGCGCGGGCGCGCGGCCGGCGCGCGAAGGCGCCAGCGCCAGCAGCACCAGCAGCGGCCGCGGCCGAAGCTCCAGTTCCCAGCGTCGAGGGCAGGGCAGTGTCGACGGCGCGGCGCGAGAAGGCGCTGCAGCGTGTCGAGGACGGCAAGGCATGGTTCCTCTCGCAGGGCAAGGCCGAAGCCTTCGTGAGCGAGAACGGCCTGGACGGCACGCACGAAGTGGTGCCGGAGAACCGGCGCTTCGTGGTGAAGCAGAAGACCGCCGCCAGCACGGCGCCGGCCGCGCCGACCGTCCCAACTGCGCGCCCCGAACCGCGTGAGCCGCTGCCGGCCGCCAAGCAATCGGGCCGCCTGGCGGATGGCGAATGGGCGACCTTCGCGGCGGACTCTGGAACGAAGGGCGTGCCGCGCGCGCAGATGCCGCAGATCCGCGCAGAGCACCGCGGTGCGATGGTCAACTTCATGAATGCTCGCGGCATCGCGCATGCCGAAGAGACGGTGCCGGCCGACAGCCTCAAGCCGACCCAAGCGGAGTTCAGCCCCGAGCGCGTGCAGCGGGCCAGCGAGTTCACCGGTGGCGATCGCGCGATCCTGGTGTCCAGCGATGGCCACGTGCTCGATGGCCACCACCAGTGGCTTGCCGCACGGGAGAAGGGCGAGGACGTGCGCACGATCCGCCTGGACGCCCCGATTGATCAGCTGCTCGAGGTAGCCCGGGAGTTTCCGAGCTCCACGACCGACGATACATCGGCGCCGGCACCAGCTCCAGCGCCGCGTGAGGACGAACGGTTCCCGCGCGTGACCAGCCTCCCTCCCATGAGCATTGGTCCCGGCGGCAGGGTCACGCCGCGTTCTATCGCGAGCGGTCGACCGCTCTATCGCGAGACGAGCCCGAGCGGCCTGGACGACCTGCTGCGCATGGATGCCCAAGCTGATTTTCGGTCGGGCATGTTCGTCACGGACAACCCCGACCTGGCCCTCGGCCAAGGCGACAACACCGGCGTCAAGGTCGCGTTCCGACCGGATTCGTTGAGCGGGCGCGAGCACGCAAAGCCGGGGACCGGCGCGCTTGCGGGGCGCGAGTACTCCGTGGACATCATCGCGCCGCGCGCTGTGCAGTCCGTGGAGATGAAGGCCTCCGACGTCAAAAAGCTGCGTCTGCTCACGCGACGCGCGCTGTCCGACTTCGACCGCTCGGACCTGGCCGGCGGCCGTGTGCGCTTCGACCGCAAGGGCCTCGCGGCCGAGACCTCGTCGGCACCAACGCCGCAGCGCGCGCGGCGGGAGGCACCTGCCGCGCGTGGCGAGCCCGCGAAGGCTGTGCCTGCGCGCACGGCTGTCGGCGAGAGCATCCAGGATGCAGGCGAGAAGATCGGCGGCGCGCGCAAGGATCGTTGGAAGGAACGCGGCCTGAACGTGTCCGACCTGAACGAGATGAGCGAGGCCGAAGGAGCCGAGCTCGCCACGAAGGCGAACATCTGGAAGCCCGACTGGTCGGCGCTGGTCGGTGGCGGCATGAACCCCGTGACCGCGGCATCGGCGAAGGTGATCTACGACCGCCTCGCGGCCCAGCCGAAGGACAACACGCCGGCGGGCCGCCGCCGCTACGTGCGCATGATGCAGGCGGTGCGCGCGGTCTACAGCGAGCTCACCCCGGAGAACATCGCCGGCGCGAAGGAGCGCCTGTTGTTCGACCACCTGCAGTGGACCGATGGGCTCGGCGCCACGAGCAGCGATCGCGCGCGGCGCAACGCCGAGGGCGTCGAAGACCTGGCCGCGCATCGGCGCGAGGCGCGCGCCACGCTGTTCTCGGTCTACAAGGGGCGTAGTGATCCGTTCGTGCTCGACCACTTGGACCTGATGCGCGTGCGCAAGATGGTGGTCGACGGGTTCCCCGCGAAGGGCGAGCCGTGGTCCAGGCGCTTCGGGGTTCGGGAATCGAGCGGCAAGTCGCTCACGCCTCGCGGGCGCGAGCTCACGCTCGAGCAATCTGCGGAGGTCGGCACGCCGCTGACCGCCGAGCAAATCGCAGGCTCTTATTTCGAGGTCCGGCGGCAGATCGGCGGGCGCACGCTGGCGTACGCAATGACGCGCGCGGATGCCGAGGCGGCGGCGCGGCGCCTCTACGAGGCCGAGTTGGCCAGCGCGACCCGTGGCAAGGAGCCCGAGCGGCCGCACCTCGACGTGCTGCAGCGCGCAGGCCTGCCGCAGCGCCTGGACCGCGATGCCACGCCGGACGACTTCATTCGCGACTTCGGCTTCCGGGGCATCGAGTTCGGCAACTGGAGCGCGCAGGACGAGCGCCAGCGCATCATCAACATGGCCTACGACGGCCTGAGCGACCTCGCACAGGTCATGGGCGTGCCGCCTTCGGCAATGAGCCTGAACGGCACCATGGGCCTGGCCTTCGGCGCGCGCGGTGGAGGCCGCTTCGCCGCGCACTACGAGCCCGGCCGGCTGGTCATCAACATGACCAAGATCCGTGGCGGTGGCAGCCTGGCGCACGAGTGGGCGCACGCGCTGGATCACTACTTCGGCGAGCTCGAGCAGGGCGATGCCTATCAGGGAAAGGCGCGCGGGGCGAGCGGCTGGTACGAGCAGGGCAGGTACGACGGCACCCCACAGCCTTCGGGCCGCCGCGGTCGGCTCGCGAACCTGCGCCCGGAGCTCGCCAGCGCGTTCGATCGGGTCATGAGCACCATCTACCGCGAGCAGCTCGATCGCGCGGCGCTGGTGCGCGAAGCCGAACTGACGCTGGAGCGCGCGCAGGCGCGCCTGGCCGGCACCACCGATGAAGACCTGAAGCGGATCTACAGCCGCGGCGTCGAGTCGGCGCGCCAGAGCTTGAACGAGACCCTGGGTCTACCGCCCGATGCGGTGCGGCAGGGCCGCAAGGAGAGCAGCTACTACGAGTCGTCGCTCGGCATCAAGGAGGGGAAGGAGAGCTACTGGACGCGCCCGACCGAGATGTTCGCGCGCGCCTTCGAGTCCTGGGTGTTCGATCGCATCAAGGCGATGGGTGCTCGCTCCGATTACCTGGTGCACGGCGTCGAGTCCGGCGTGCAGTACCCGGCCGGCCTCGAGCGGGCTCGAATCAACGAGGCGTTCGACCAGCTCGCCGCGACGATCGAGACACGCGCTGGCGAGAACGGCAACACCGCGCTGTTCCGCCGCGCGGACGACGGGCTCGCCGGCATGTCGCCCGCGGCGGCCGACGCCATGCGCGCGTTGTCCCGCCGGACCTACTCGCCGCAGGCGCGCACGCAGGCCGTGGCCACCGTGCGGAAGACGGTCGACGCGCTCCGCAGCGCCTGGGGCAATGCGCCGGACATCGTCGTGGCTTTCGACATGAACGACGCTGCCGTGCCAGAGGCCGCGCGCCGCGCGGATCTGCGCCAGCGCAGCGGTGGCGCCCGCGGCGCGCCGGAAGGCTTCTACTATCGCGGCAAGGCCTACTTGATGGCGTCCCGGCTGGCCACGCCCGAGGATGCGGCGCGCGTGCTCTACCACGAGGTGCTGGGCCACCATGGGCTGCGCGGCACCTTCGGCAAGCAACTGGACGGCGTGCTGAACCAGATCGCGACGATGCGTCGCGCCGAGGTCGACGCGAAGGTGCGCGAGTACGGCCTGCGCGGCGTGAACAAGCTGGACCGGCGCGCGGCGGCAGAAGAGGTGCTGGCCGAGATGGCGCAGAACACGCCCGAGCTGCACTTCGTGCGGCGCGCGGTGGCCGCCATCCGCACCTGGTTGCGCGAGAACGTGCCCGGCTTCCGCGGCCTGCGCCTCACCGACGACGAGATCATCCGGAACTTCATCCTGCCGGCGCGAGCGTTCGTGGAGCGCAGCGCGGGGGCCGCGCCGCCGCGCGCCGGGTTCGCGTTCAGCCGCGCCGAGGGCACCGACCCGGACGCCGAGAGCCGCGCTTTCCTCGATGGCGCGCCGGTGGCGCAGATGACCGGGAAGGAGTTCGCGCCGGATGGCGTGCCCATCAGCGACAAGGTGACCCAGCACTATGCGACAACGGGCAATGCACAGGTGGAGGTGCTCGGCATCGGCCTCGTGTCGCTCGATCGCCAGGCTGTGAAGAGCAGCCTCTACCACGGCATCGGCCGCGACAAGGCCACGGCCTTCGCGGCGGTGCCCGACGTGCTGAAGAACGGCAAGATCATCCACGCGGAGGCGATGGAGGGCGCGCGCGACGCGGGCATGGTCTATCACGTCGCCGCGCCGGTGCGCATCGGCGATCGCGAGATGGTGGAGGTGGTGCTGGTGAAGGCGGACTCGAATGCCAAGCGCATGTACGTGCACGAGGTCGTCCTGAGAGAGAAGCTCCGGCAGCCCGCCGTCGAGGCTGGTGCAGGTGCAGCCGGAGCTGGGTTGCAGACCAGAGCGGATGCCGGAGCAATCCGTAGTGTCCTGGATCGCATCTACAGCGTCAACCCGGCGCAGGGCAACCCCACGAGCACCGACCAGACCTCGACGCCCGCCTTCCGCGCGTGGTTCGGCGACAGCAAGGTGGTGGACGCCCAGGGCGCGCCGCTGGTGGTCTTCCATGGCACGCGCGCCGACATCTCGACGTTTGCGCTTTCGGAAAACGGCGAGTCGGGAGCAGGCGTCTACACGACGGCCGATCCCGAACGAGCGAGCATCTACGCGGGGGACGGGTACAAGGCCGGCGGAAACGTCATGCCGGTCTACGTGTCGATCCAGAACCCTGCGACGCGCGCTGACGTGCAGGCCATTCGCGAATCGGGAACCGTGGCCGGCCTTGTGGACTCGGTGGAGCGAGGTCGTGAAGTGAGGCGGCAGCTGATCGCCCGGGGCTTCGACGGAGTGATCGCCGAGAACCCCACGGAGTACGTGGCGCTCCACCCGGAGCAGGTGAAGAGCGCGATCGGCAACAGTGGCGCCTTCGATGGCGAGGAGGGCGACATTCGGTTCAGCCGCTCGACGGTCGGCGAGTACGCGCGCACCGCGGCCGCAGAGCTGAACAAGACGTTCTCGGCGCCGGGTCGGCTCAGCTGGTGGCACAAGACCATCGGCACGATGTACAACGTCGCCGAGCGCTCGCCGGCGTTCAAGCCCGTCTTCGACGCGGCACAGGGCTTTGTCGACGACGTGAGCCACTACGCCACCGACGCGGCCGAGCTGGCGCCCAAGCTGCTGCCGAAGCTGGAGACCTGGCGCGACATCAAGAAGTCGCCGATCTCCGCGGCCGACAACACCGCAGTGGCCAAGCCGGTGTTCGAGGGCACGCTGACGTGGGCGCGCGACGAACAGGGCGCGCCCGTGCAGGTGCAGACCCTGATCGATGCCGCGGCCGGCCTCACCTCCGAGCAGAAAGCGCAGCGCCTGCTGCGCAACGGCATGCTGGACGAGCGCATGCTCAAGGCTTGGCAGGGCATGCCACTCGAGTCCTACGAGAAGGCGGTGGCTTCGCGCTACGAGTCGCGCATGCTGCAGCCGGGCGTGGTCTGGAGCGATGCCGAACTGCGCGGCATGTTCCAGCTGACCGACGACCAGGTGGCGCTGTATCGCGAGTTCCGGGAGGCGACGAACCGCAGCCTCGACACGATGGCGCGCGCCGACATGCTGCGCTTCGCCGGCGACGATGCAAAGGGCCTGCGCACGATAGTGATGGACGCGCCGGACGCGCAAGCGGCGGCCGTGCTGATCCGCGATCGCCTGGCGCAGCTGGCCGGCGACCAGCCCGATCGCGCGACGCTGCTGATGAACACCGCGAACGGCATCATGGATCGGGCCGACAAGGTGCGCGACCTGCAGGCGCGCGGCTACGCGCCGCTGTCGCGCTTCGGCCGCTACTCGGTCGACGTCGTCGACGCCAAGGGCGAGCGGCAGTACTTCGGCCTGTTCGAGACCGCGCGCGATGCCAACACGATGGCGGCGCGCATGCGCGGCGAGTTCGGCGAGGCCGCAGTCAGCCAGGGCACGCTCTCGGAGGAGGCCTTCAAGATGTTCGCCGGCGTCACGCCCGAGACGCTCGAGCTGTTCGGCAATGCGCTGGGCCTCGACTCGACGGGCGATCGCGCGCAGGACCAGGCCTTCCAGGAGTACCTGAAGCTCACGAAAACCAACCGCAGCGCCATGCGTCGCCTGATCCATCGCAAGGGCATCGCCGGCTTCAGTGAGGACGTGGGCCGCGTGCTGGCCAGCTTCATCTACAGCAACGCGCGGCAGACCGCCGCAGGCCTGAACATGGGCGACCTGGGCGAGGCCGTGAACGCGATTCCGAAGGAGCAGGGCGAGCTGAAAGACGTTGCCGTGCGCCTGGCCGAGTACGTGAAAAACCCGCAGGAAGAGGCCCAGGCCGTGCGCGGCCTGCTGTTCGCCCAGTACCTGGGCGGGTCGATCGCGTCGGCGTTCGTGAACATGACGCAGCCAGCCGCAGTGACCTTCCCGTGGCTCAGCCAGTTTGGCGGCGCGCGCAAGGCGGCCGCGGCGCTGGGCACTGCCGCGAAGAACATTGCCACGAAGGGCTTCGAGTTCGAGTCCGACCTCGCCAAGGCGCTGAAGACCGCCGAAGACGAGGGTGTCGTCGCGCCGCAGGAGGTGCACCAGCTCATGGCGCAGGCCCGCGGCTCGGGCTCGCTGCGCGCCGGCGACGGCACACGGCTGGGCGAGGCGCGTGCCGCCGGCCAGAACGCGCTGGCGCGACTGTCGCTCGCCTGGGGCAAGGTCTTCGGTGCAGCCGAGCAAGTGAACCGCCGGATCACATTCATCGCGGCCTACCGCGTGGCGCGCGATCGAGGCGAAGCCGACCCGGCCGCGTTCGCCAGCCGCGCGGTGCGCGAGACGCAGTTCGTCTACTCGAAGGCTTCGAAGATGCAGTGGGGCCGCGGCGCCGTCGGCGGCACGCTCATGACATTCAAGACCTACTCCATCGCCTACCTCGAGCTGCTGCACCGCATGTACACGCAAGGCGGCCCCGAAGGGAAGCGCGCCGCGCTGCTGGCGCTGGGCATGCTGATGCTGATGGGCGGCTCGGGTGGCCTGCCGTTCGCGGAGGATGCCGAGGACGTGGCCGATGCGCTCGCGCAGCTGCTGGGCTACAACTTCTCGGCGAAGAAGGCACGCCAGGAAGTGCTCGAGGCGATGCTGCCGAAGGGCATCGCCGACTTCCTCGACAAGGGCGTGAGCGGCCTGCCGGGAGCGCCGCTCGACGTGTCCGGCCGCCTGGGCATGGGCAACCTGATCCCCGGCACCGGGCTGCTGCAGCAGAAGACGAGCCACACGCGCGACGTGCTCGAGATCGCGGGCCCGGCCGGCGACTTCGCCAGCCGCATTTTCTCCGGCGCGCTGAATGTCGCGAAGGGCAACATCGGCGCCGGCGCGCTGGAAGTGGCACCCACGGCCGTGCGCAACGCTGCGAAGGGCGTGGACATGGCCGCCACCGGCATGTATCGCGACGCCAAGGGCTACAAGGTGCTCGAGACCAACCACCTCGAGGCTGCGCTCAAGGCCATCGGGTTCCAGCCGCAGAGCGTGGCCACCATCCAGGAGGCGAACGCCCTCAACCAGCAGGCGAAGGCCTTCTACAACCTGCGGGCGCAGGAGATCCGCGCGGAGTGGGCCGCGGGCATCTTCGAGAAGGACGAAGCGAAGGTGCGCGCCGCGCGCGAAGCGATCGCGGCCTGGAACGCGAAGAACCCGGATCAGCCGATGTTGATCCGCATCACAGACGTCAACCGCCGTGTGCGCGAGATGGCGAAGTCCAAGGACCAGCGCATCGCAGACACGGCGCCACGTGCGTTGCGCCAGAAGCTGCATCAAAGCCTGAATAACTCAATTAATGATTAGCAGACACTAGCGCCGCTGAAGTCCTACACTGGTATATTTGATCTGACTGACACTCTTTAGAAACTGAAAGCAGAGGAAAGTGGTGGGCAGTCGGATTCTAACAATTCAGATGTGGGGCTGACGTGTTTGAAGGTATTGTTCTAAGAAGTAGGCAAAATGATGGAAATCTGTCGCTTGGAGCGATCGCGGAAGCGCTTCTTTTTTATCAGAATACTCGCATTGTTTTGACCTATTCGTCGCTCGGTGCGCTGGCTAAAACTGATAGCCTCGGAGACGTAATAAATCTAGTGCGAGCAAAGAGAATCCAAGCTGTGTTTTGCGAGGAAACTCTAGGGACCTTCACAAATAGTCATGGGGTGTCCAAATCCTACGAATTCGGAGGGATAGCGCTTGTTGGAGATCGCATCAAACAGGGGAAGAATCGCCTTGAGCGGCTCGAAATTGGGTTTCGAAAATGTGGCGTTCCTTTTGAAAAGATAAAGAAGCTGGCGCGAGATTTTGTTGATTTTGTGCCTGCAAAAAGTTTTTTGGATGATTCTTTTATTGAGGGTGGAATTCCTGATGCGGCAACGATTGATATTCAGGATATAGATACTCTAAAAGGACTCTTGCGGACCGGACTTGCGGCGCTGCCTGGGGGGTACGATCCTGGGGATCATCTGACGGCCGAGTGCGTTCAAACTGATTTAGGCAATTTTTTGTTCACCAATATTGATTTTCAAAGGGTGAACAGAGCGCGTGCAGGGATGAGGCCCCCACTCGAACCTCTTACCTTAGCGCATCTTCTGATTTTGGTTCAAGAGTCTCGCGCTGACATGCAATTGGCGGCATTTTATGGTGGAGATTTTGCAACAACTCTTGAAAATTCGGCGCTGGTCCGATGGCGTCAGTCGCATCTGCTTCAACGTTCTGATTTAAACAAGTCTGAGCGTGCGGAGTTCTCTGAAATTGTGCTGCCATCATGTCCTAGTGTCCAGGATGTCATTGACACAAGAGAAAAATCATTTTCGGAGTTCCTGAGGCTTTTAGATAAAGCCGAGAAATTTAAGTCGTGGCTGGCTAAAGCAAACCCTGATCAACGGCTTGTCAGTCAGTACATAGATGCGCTGAAATCAGATACGTGGGCTGACAAAGCGCCGGTTAAAGCTTTGCGCTATCTTTTTTCGTTCGCAGCGGGCTCTGTAGATCCCACAGGTGGAATTGCTTCCGGGGCTGCTGATGCCCTGCTTCTCGATAAACTTCTCAAGGGTTGGCGCCCAAATCACTTCATCGATGGTAATTTAAAACCGTTCTTGGCCGAAGAGCGTTAAAAATGGGCGCACAGTGGTGCTTGAGAAGGGCCACGCGCGCAGAACGTACAGGGAATGGGCCTGATATTTGAGAGGGAGCGCCACCCCCTCTAGGGTTAGGCCGTATCGCGCAGCTTCGGGACTATCGAAGCTATGCGAAACGAAACGATCGACGCCCTGGCCGCCGCAGGCAGCAAGGCCACCGCCACCGGCGTGGGCATGACTGGCGTCGGGTGGTTCCTCTCGAACGAGTTCTTCGGCCTGGTCGGTGCTGTTGTCGCCGTCGGCGGCTTGGTCCTCGCGTGGTACTACAAGCGCGAGGCCAATCGGCGCCAGGCCGTCGAGCACGAGCTGCGCGTAGCGCGCCTGCGCCGCGGCATGCGTTCGGACACCGACCTCGGCGAGCTCGGGGAGGAAGGGTGATGAAAGGCCTGCGCGTAGCTATCGCCACGCTCACCCTCTCGGCGGCCGGCTTTGCGGTATGGGTCTCGAACGAAGGCACCGGACCGGTTGCGGTGCGGCCGGATGGCGTCGAAGTGCTGCGGCCCTACGTCCCCACGCAGGGCGATGTCCCCACGATCGGACACGGCTCGACCCGCTACGAAGACGGCCGGCGCGTGACGCTGGCAGATCCCCCGATCACGCGCCGACGCGCCGAGGAGCTGGCGCGCAACCTGAACCGCGCCGAAGAACTGCGCTTCGCCGCCTCGCTGCCCGGTGTGCAGATGACGCAGGAGGAGTTCGACCTCTACCTGGACTTCGTGGGCCAGTACGGGATGCCCAAATGGTCGAGCTCGACCATGCGCCGTGAGCTGCTGGCCGGTCGGCCGCGCGCCGCGTGCGAAGCGCTCATGCGCTACCGCTTCCAGGCTGGCCGGGATTGCGCGCTGCCGCAGAACTGGGGCCCGAAAGGCTGCAAGGGCGTGTGGCTGCGCCAGCAAGCGCGGCACAGCGCCTGCCTCGCCGCGCAGTAGCGGCTGAAAGGACCGAACATGACCACCCAACTCCTCGCACCCGACACCATCGCCAGCATCTCGGAAGCAACGGCGCTCACCGACGGCCAAGTCGCGACGGTCTTCCTCACCTCGACGACCGGCACGGCCGTGCCGGAGGGGGCCGAGGTGCACCTGCAGGTGCAGCGTGCCGGCGGCGCCTGGATCGACATTCACGTCCTGCGCGCGCCGGAGCGACTGAGCGCCGACGTCCGTGGGCCGGCCTCCTTCCGCGTTCAGCGTCGCGGCAGCACCGTACAAGCCGCGCCCGTCGGCGCCGAGTTCAACCTGTCGACCTCTTCGGGTGGCGGCGGCGTGGGAGGCGGCGCCGTCACGATCGCCGACGGTGCCAGCGCCACGCTGGGCGCGCGCGCCGATGCGCCGGCCTCGAGCGACACTGCCACCGCGTCGCTCATGGCCTTCATGAAGCGCCTCGTCGGCAAGATCCCGGGTTTCGGCGCCGCGGCGAGCGCGGCCGCGCTGCCGGTGGTGCTGGCCAGTGACGATGCGCAGATCGGCACGAAGACCAATGCGGCTACGGCGCTGCCGGCCGGCGGCGCGGGCCTGATCGGCTGGCTGTCCAATATCTGGAACACGCTGGCGAACGGCTCGCTCGCACGCGAGACCTACAGCACCGTTACGCCACTGTCGCTGCCCACGCTCAACCCAGGCAGCGGGTTCAATCAGTTCGGTGCCCAGGCATGCACGTCACTGGACCTGATCAACAACACCGGCACGACGCTCGAGTACAAGCGAGGCTCCACCGGCACGGTCTTCATCCCGGTCCCACCCGGCACCTCGCGTCTGATCCAGGGCATCACCAATGCCAACCAGATCTACGTGCGGCGCCTCGACCAGTCGAACACCGTCGTGACGCTGGTGGCCGAAGCCTTCGCGGTCTAAATCGTGAAACTCACCCGCACCTACGGGGCCGTCGGTGGTGGTGCGCTGATGCGATCGCGTTCGCGTGCAGCCGCCTCTCTCGAGGCGCGCGTGGTTGCTCTCTTGGCGTCCTTCTCGGGCCCGAAAGTCTGGTTCGATCCGTCCGACATCTCCACGCTGTCGCAGGACAGCGCGGGCACTACGCCAGTCGCGGCTGCGGGCGACGGCATCGGCCGGATCATGGATAAGAGCGGCGCCGGCAACCACGCAACTCAGACAACCACGCCGAGCAGGCCGCTCTGGCAGACGACCTATGCGGCGTTCGACGGCACGGACGATTCTTGGGCAACGCCAAGCGTCGACTTCACCAGCACGAACAAGGTGACGGTGGTCGCTGGGGTTCGAAAGAACAGCGATGCGGCAACGGGAGCGCTGGTGGAGCTGTCGCCGAACGCGGGCGCAAACGCTGGTGCGTTCTATCTGCTGGCGCCGGGTTCTGCAGGCCCGACCTATGGGGTTGCGTCCCGAGGTTCCGCCACCGCCTCGATCACTCGTTCGGGATATGCCTCACCAGTGTCTTCCGTGCTGACATGCGTTGCGGACATCGCGGCTCCGTCGCTCGCCCTGCGCGTGGACACGGTCGAAGGTGCGGTCGCGACATCGCAGGGGACGGGCAACTTCGGCAACTACTCGCTCTATATCGGCAGGCGCAACAACGCCTCGCTCCCGTTCAACGGCAACCTCTACGGCCTGATCATCATCGGCCGGCTGCTCTCGCCGGATGAGATGTGGGTGTGCGAGCGGTACATGGCCCAGCAAGCAGGAATTGCGATATGACTCGGGAACGATTCATCAACGCCTACTGTGAGCGCTCTGGAATCTTGGTAGAGGTTTTTTCGCAGAGCTATGTGGCACTGCCCTGCGATTGCGGTGACTCCGAATGCGAAGGATGGGCAAAGGTCCGCAACGATGCAGTGAGCATGCTGGAGCACTTCGGATTTCGACAAGAAGCAATAGCGCTCGAACAGCTGGGAGCGAAGAATTGAGCTACGTTCACCGCTGCCTCATCGTCCCGGCCGCGCTGGCGCCGCAGGCTCGCCTGCTGACCGAACAGCTTGCAGGGCCCCCGGGCGCTGGCATGTTCGTCACGCCGCTGTCGTCGACCGGCTCGGCGCCGGCCACGCACTACATCTCAAGCGGCCTCATCGAGGACACGTTCGCCGCGGTGCTGGGCGACCCGCAGACGATGTTCTCGGTGTGCCAGCAAGCCGGAATCAGCGTGACGCTGGCCGCGTGCCAGGCGCTGCTCGGCGCCAGCGACGTCAGCGAGGACAAGCCCTTCGACGCGCTCGCGCGGCTCGGCCTGAAACTGGTGGCCGAAGATGCCTGACATCCGCAACTACGCGCTGCTCGCGCTGACCGTGCTCGCCGGCGTGCTGGGCCTGTCGACTTGGCACTACCACTCGCTGGCCAAGACCTCCGGCCTGGCGCTGCAGGTCCAGAACGCTGCGGTGGTTGCGACGAACACCGCCGCGGCGCGGCTGCTCGAGCAGCGCATGAAGGAACGCGATGCCAAGCAAGCCGAACTCGACAAGCGCCACCAAGCGCAGGAGAAGACCGATGCAACTGCTGTCACACAAATCGCTGCTGACGATCGCCGCCAGCGCAGCGCTCCTGTCGTTGTCCGGGTGCGCGACTGCACCCGCGATGCCGGGGGTAGTAGTGGAGGCGCCGCAGGTGCAGCTGCCGCCGGTACCGACGCTGGTGCAGCAGACGCCGGCACGGCCAGTGGGGTTCTATCGGAAGCTGGTGCTGGACGCCTTGCAGACGCCCTGACCGCGATCGAGAAGGGCGCCGCAGCATATGCGTCTTGCAAGGCTGACCTCTTTCGCGCCAGAGGGCTGCCGGTGCCGGCCGACGTTGCGGCCGCGGTGGCTGATCGGCCTCCCGCTGAATAGATTCTGCCGGCCCTCTTTCCCTCGGAGGGGAGGCTCTGGGAATAGATTCGTGAATAGATTCCCGGCCGACGATCAGGCATGAAAAAGGCCCGCCGAGGCGGGCCAAGCTGCCGGAGCAGTAGAGGGTGCCACAGGTGACTGCGGCCCTTCGGTTATCGCACGGCTTGATGGTCGTGCGAATGACGCATTTCACAACTAAGCGTCAAAAATTGTGGCTTGCGTCATCGCTAAATTGCGGTTCTAGTTCTTCCAATAGAAAGGCCAAATGAAGAAACCTTGAATGGTATATATGATGTTCCAGATTCGCCAGACGAATCTTCGAACTCAATTTCCATTTTGAATTCGCAGTCAGTAGAATAATTTACGACTTCATCGAAGACGGTCTGGTCGGTAAATGTGGCAAATTTTCTTGTTGATGGTGCCCCGCCGCCGGAATAAGAAATGGTAACGTCTGTCGCAGTGTTTCCAAGATTTTGAAGCTTGAATCGAAACATTCTTTGGCCATCGGAGGAGGTGATAGAACCTGCAATCGCCTTAAATCTTGGAAGTGCGGATCTGCGTCTTAGCTCCCTTGCATCGGACAGCGCTTCAGTGTCGAGACGGATTTGCTCCCGGGTCGCCTCTACCAGAAGCGTTTGTTGCTCAACCGAATTCTTCAACTCGTCGGCCTGCAACTTTAGCGCGGCAGTACTTTGCGCCAACTCCTTGGTTTGCAGGTCCAGCATTTGGGTGTTGTTATTAAGCTCGCGGCCTTGTTGTCGATATCCCAGCACAAGCCAAAGAAAAGCGAGTGGCGCGGAAAATCCTGCAACAAAATCGCCCCATTCATTTAACTTGCATGGACGTTCGGCAAAGATAATGAGGATGAGGGCTAATAGAGCCCAGAGACCCGATGTAATGACACCAAAACGAAAGTCCTTGTTTTCCATAATTTTTATCCAATGCCGTTAATCAAGCGACTCGGCGCAACTGCACGACATTGTGCGGCGGTTTGGGAGCTTCGCCCCTTTCACATGCGACCAGAAAATCTGCCCAGAGCACAAGCGCGTGCCGGCGCTCGGGAATCTCTTCTCGCACGTCGTAGACGCCCTCCATTCCTTTGAGCGCGTGGTTCAAAGCTATCTCCGAAATTTCGCGCGACACGCCGAGGTTTCGCAGGTGTCCCTTCGCCGTGCTTCGTGTGTCGTGGGGCGTGAAGCGGCGGATGTCCATGTCGCCGCGTTCGAACGCTCGATTGAAAGCGGCCCAGAGGGTGGTGCGGCCGACCGGCACGTCGCCGAGGAGCGCCACGCGATCGCCGCGGCGCGCGGGGAGCACGTACTCCGAGTCGCCGGAAAGCTCGACCAGCTCGCGGAACCAGTCGATCACGACGGGGGCGAGCGGCACGAGGAAGCCGCTGCGCGTCTTCACCGATTCGTCGGGCACCCACCAGGTGCCGCGCTCGAGGTCCAGGTGGGCTTTCTTCGCCTTCACCAATTCAACGCCGCGCACGCACGTGGCCAGGAGGATGCGAAATGCCAGTGCGTTCTCGCGGCCGATGAAGTCGATGCCCGGCAACAGCACCTTCAATTCTTCGATGGCGAGCATGAGCCGCTTGCGCGCCTGCGGCCGTGGGCCCTTCAACGCTGTCAACTTGATGCCGGTGCAGGGATTGGCGGGGATGATCGTGAGCCCGCATGCGTGGTCGAACAGCTTGGTCGACGTGGTGAGCGCGCGCTTGGTCATGGCCCAGGTGCGCTGGCTGTCCTTCAGCATCGAGACGATGTCGGTGCTGGTGACCTTGTCGACGCGCCGCGCGCGCAGCCGGGGCAGGATGATCTGGTCGAGATCCGCGGTGCGATAGGCGATCGTCCCGGCCGCGTAGACCTCGGGCAACAGCACCTTCGCGCGGTAGTCCTCGACCAGCTCCGCAACGGTCCATGCTTCGGCGGCCCGAGATTTCCGCTCCTGCTTGTCGTTGGCTGGGTCCGCGCCCTGATCGATGGCGGCGCGCAGGGCGCGCGCTTTCTCTCGAGCCGCTCCGAGTGTGACGTCCGGGTAGTTGCCGATCGTCAGCTCCTTGCGGCGGCCCCCTTCCTCGCGATACCGAAGCACCCAACTGGCGGTGCCCGCCTTCGACAGCGTGAACGTGAGGCCGTCGCCGTCGGACTTCGCGACGGGGTCGCCCTGGGAGATCCAGCGCCGGATCTGAAGGTCGGAGAGGAGGTGGCTGATCTTCGCCAT